CAGCAAGGATTAGCAGGTGATGGTGAGTTTATGATGAAAATAAGAAGAGTGTTACCAGACTTTCTTGCACAAACAGGGGATGCAAAAGTTACATTAAATTTAAGAGACTTTCCAAATGACACACAAGCTAGCTCATCGTTAGGGCCTTTTACAATAAATAGCAGCACTAAAAAGATAGATACTCGTGCAAGAGCAAGATCCATATCTTTAAAAGTAGAAAACGATAGCACTAGTCAGTTTTGGAAGTTAGGAACATTTAGAATAGACTATCAACCAGACGGGAGAAGATAATGCCACTAAATAAAAAAGGTAAAAAAATAATGAAGTCCATGAAAGAACAATATGGAAAAAAACGTGGAGAACAAGTATTCTATGCATCATTAAATAAGAAAAAAATAAAAGGAGTTAAAAAAGCATAATGGCTAAAATTGTACAATCATTAACACAACCACCAGAAAAGTATGATCAAGCAGTATTCTTTTCTTTAGTTAGAGACTTAAACGGTTTAATAGAAAAATTAAATACTACTTTTCAAGAGGAGAAAACAGAGGATAATGATTCTATTATTTTCTTTTTAGGATCATAATGGCTAACGTTTTTGTAAATAAAAAAGTAGATTTAACATCAGATGCAACCACTACTCTATACACAGTGCCATCTGCCACAACTGCAATAATAAGGTCAATACTTGTAAGTGATGATTCTGGCAGTGGTAGTGCTATTACAATTACGTTAACAAATACTAGTAGCGCTGTCTTTAGTATAGTGTTTCAAAGAGATATACCGGCCGATGCAGCAACAGGGCCGGTAGAGATATTGACAAACCCGTTAGTAGCTGAAGCAGGAGAGATAGTAAAAGTGGCGGCTGCTAATGCAAATAGACTACATGTAATACTTTCTGCAATGGAGGTGACTCCTAGAACAGTAGTATCATAGTCTTGATTTATTAGATAAAACCTAGTAAATTAATAAACCCCAGGTGAAATTCCTGCCTTAATAAATTAACAACATTTAACATATATGATTAATAGAGCAAAAATGCCAAGACAGTTACGTTCTAATGGAGGAGCCATAGGTGGTGGTAGTTATAGCGGTATACCTATGGGAAGCAGAACTGGTTTTGGTATTATCAGTAAAATTAAAGAAAGAGCAAGAAAACTCATACCTAATGAATTAGCTAATATAGCTGTTAAAGCTGCGCCTTTCGTAGCACCTTTTCAACCCGGTGTCGCTGCATTAATGAGAGGTCTTGGTAGATTTGATCAAAGAGGAAGTTTTAGTGATGCTTTAAAACAAGGTTTAGGAACCTATGCTTTTGGTAGAGGAGCAAGATTTTTAGCGGGTGCTGAAGGCCCTGCTGGAGGCTTTGATACGTTTTCAATGGAAGGTTTTAGAGAAGGACCTATAGGCAGCTTATTTAAAGGATCAGGTGCCGACCCTGCAACAAAACTAGGTGCTGATACCACAACAAAAGTGGGTGCTGATACTGTAAAAGGTTTAAAATCAGTGCGAGATGCTACAGGATTATTTAAAGATGTTCCTATATTAGGTGAATTACCTAACATAGTGCAGCAACAAATATTAGTGGGCGGTGCAAGCGCAGCCGCAACCTACATATATAATAAGTTTTTAGCAGAGGAGCCACCGCAGGAAGAGGGTGAAACTATAGATGAATATTTAGCTAGAAGAAAAGAAAACGTAGGAAAAAAGATGAGAACTTACTTTGATAATTATTTTAAATTTGATAAAGA